CCGTACGTTGCCTATCTTATCTGGACCACTACCGACATGATCTTCTCCGGGCTATTGATTGCCTTGTTCGGCACGCTTTGTGCCTTTGTGGCCCTGATCGGGTGGTTCGCGTAGCCAGGCTCGCCATTGCTCTCGCTATCTTTATCATCTTCTATCTAATCCCTATGCTCGTCCGAGTGTAGGGCCTGCCCCCCAAGTTCTCCTAATTGTTAATCGTTCTCGGGGGGTAGGACAGTTGCTCGCCGCTCCTGCATGTTACCCTTGCATGACACACACAATAAACCCTTATAAATCAAATAGTTGACAGTGTATGGGAGCTATGGTATATTGGGGGTGTTCAAAACATAGGAGAACAACATGGACCAATTAGAGCTAAACTTAGATAACCTAAGAAATAAATTTACTAATGAAGAACTAACTGAACTAGAAGAGATAACCAGAAGAAGTGTAGCCGCCTGGATAGAAAACAGTGGAGATACTCGAGGAGAGGAGGCCCTCAAAGCATGGACGAGAGAGAAACTTCTTAAGGGTATACACCTTAAAGTTCAGTCAATGTGCATTAGAACTTAACTGGCTAACCCCTAACAGCCCCCACATCTACTCAGGTGTGGGGGCTTTTCTTATGGGGATCCTATTGCGCAACATTCGTCCAGCTTTTCCGTGCTCAAACCTTTTCCTTGCCGCTCACCGCTCGCGCCTGAGTTCTGACTATAAGAGAAGGATCGAGACATAAATTCTCAGGTGAAAAAATTTCGCATTTTTTTGTTAGGAGTCCCTTCCTCAAAAAATTTTATATTTTTTTCTAGGGGTCCCTGGTCCCCGGAAAAATGTTATATACTAAAAAATATGGTAAAATCAAACACTTGCATTAAGGAGAGACCTAATGCCCCGAGAAGACCGTGAAATCCGCGACTAAAATAGACACCGGAAAGCTGTCCGAGCTTTATCCGGATGCCGCAAAAGAGCTACTGGGATTGCAAGTGGCGCTGCAGACCAAGACCTTGCAACGTGAAGGGCAAAAGAGCTTTTTAACCTACATTAACCACATGTGGCCTGACTTTATTGAAGGGCGACACCACCAGATTTTTGCCGAAAAACTCGAACAAGTGGCTCGTGGAGAGCTAAAACGGCTAATTATTAACATGCCACCCAGACACACTAAGTCTGAATTTGCTTCTACTTATTTTCCGTCATGGGCCTTGGGCCGTAATCCGAAGCTCAAGATCATGCAAATCACCCACACCGCGGAATTGGCCTTTCGTTTTGGACGACGAGTCAGGGACTTGATTGATTCCGAGGAATATCAAGGGGTTTTTCCGGGCGTCGCCCTTAAAGCCGACTCAAAATCAGCCGGACGCTGGGAAACCAACGCCGGCGGTGAAGCGTTTTATTCGGGTATCGGCGGTGCGGTGACCGGTCGGGGAGCGGATATTCTGGTGCTTGACGACATTCACTCGGAACAAGACGCACTTTCACCCACGGCACTGGATAATGCCTGGGAATACTATTCTTCAGGACCACGGCAACGATTACAACCCGGTGGGGCGATTATTATCGTGATGACTCGCTGGAGCACTAAAGATTTAACCGGCAGATTACTCAGCAAACAGGGTGAGGAACACGCCGACCAATGGGAAGTGGTGGAATTTCCAGCGATTATGCCCAGTGGCGAGGCGTTATGGCCCGAATATTGGACGCTGCCGGAATTAGAAGGGGTCAAAGCCTCGCTCCCGGTGTCCAAATGGGAAGCCCAGTGGATGCAGGACCCGACCTCGGAGGCAGGCGCGATCCTAAAACGCGAGTGGTGGAAGATTTGGGAGGAAGAACGGGTGCCCAACATGCAGTTCGTGATTCAAAGCTATGACACCGCGTTCTCCAAAAAGGAAACCGCGGACTTTTCAGCGATTACCACCTGGTGCGTGTTCTACCCTGATGAGGGTGGCGAACCTAATTTACTGCTGCTGGATGTGCGTAAAGGGCGTTGGAACTTTCCGGAACTTAAAAATGAAGCCTTTGAACAATACGAGTATTGGGAACCCGATATTGTCATTGTTGAGGCCAAAGCCAGTGGCCTACCGCTCACTCACGAACTCCGGCAAACCGGGATTCCGGTGCTCAATTATTCGCCGAACAAGGGTCAGGACAAGATTGCCCGGGTCAATGCTATCTCTCCGCTTTTGGAAGCCGGTATGGTCTGGGCCCCGGACAAACGTTGGGCGGACGAACTGATTGAGGAATGTGCCGCTTTTCCCTTTGGCGACCACGATGACTTGGTGGACAGCACCACCCAAGCGCTGATGCGTTATCGACAAGGTGGGTTTATCGCGCTAGAATCAGATGAGCTAATGGACAGCGATTATATGCCCCCTAGAAAAGAATATTACTAATGGCAACAGAGCAGGAAAAAACAGACAAAGAACTATTAGGTGCCTTTCTCCGACAGAGAGGTTCCCTGGTCCGTCGTCCACGGCCCTATAAACAAATACCCAAAAAAGGACTGGGAGGACTCATCCCAAATTACAAAGCTAATTTGCGAAGACCCTGAAAGTTCTATAAACTGATATAGTATAAATCTGGAGAGAAAAAATGGCGAAAGCACCTAAAATCATTAAAGGCCTAGATATAAAAGACCAAGGCTTTGTTCCTTATGCAAAAACCAAAGAAATGAAAACCACCAAAGGGCCACAACCCGGTGCCGGAAAAGGTAAGTCCAGAGGCGGCGGAGCGGCTGAAAGAGGCATTAAGTTTACGGGCGTTTTTTAAAAAACTAAATGGCGTTCGAGGAAATTAATAAACCGACTAACATTGATCGGGTCACAGACCTGATTGATTTGGATATTGAAGCCGGGCAAGAGGTTGAAATTGACTCCCCCATCCCGGAAAACGGCGATGTAGAGGTTAATTTTGGTCAAGACGGCAGTGCCGTTCTTGACTATATGCCCGATGAAATGAACGTCGAGGACACCATTCCTTTTAACGCCAACCTAGCTGATTACATGGATGAATCCGAACTTGGAGCAGTCGCTGCCCAGTTGCTCGGTGATTTTGAAGAAGACCGCATGAGTCGGGACGAATGGGAAGACGCTTACGTTAAAGGCTTGGATCTTCTCGGGTTTAGATACGAAGACCGTGATCGACCGTTCCCTGGTGCAAGTGGCGTAACCCACCCATTATTAGCAGAATCCGTTACTCAATTTCAAGCTCAAGCCTTTAAAGAACTACTACCCGCTCAAGGACCGGTAAAAACCGAGGTCCTCGGTCTAGCGACTCCTGAAATAGAAGCTCAAGCTGATCGTGTGCGTGAGTTTATGAACTACGAGATTACAACGGTCATGGAAGAATACACGCCGGAAATGGATCAATTGTTGTTCTATTTACCGCTTGCCGGATCAGCGTTTAAGAAAGTTTATTATGACACCAGTCTTCAACGGGCCGTGAGCCGTTTTGTTCCGGTCGAAGATTTAGTGGTGCCGTACGCGGCCAGCGATTTGGGAACCTGCACAAGAATCACCCACATTGTAAAGATGACCTACAACGAAATCCGCAATCAACAATTGTCCGGATTTTATAGAGACATTGAAATTACTCCAACCTACATCACCACCCAAACCACCACCCAAGATAAGGTAGAAGAACTAGAAGGCATTAGCGGTTCGGGCAATGACATGATGTATGAACTTCTGGAGTTTCATGTGGCCATGGAACTGGTGGGCTTTGAAGACCCTGACGGGTTACACCTACCGTTCATCATTACTATTGATAGAACCTCAAGTCAGGTTTTATCCATTCGACGTAATTATTATGAAGACGACGCACAAAAAAAGAAAATCCCTTATTTTGTACACTACAAGTTTCTCCCAGGACTGGGTTTCTACGGCTTTGGTTTAATTCACATGATCGGGGGACTCTCCAGAACCGCAACAGCGGCCCTCAGACAACTCATAGACGCAGGAACCCTGGCCAATCTCCCCGCTGGTTTTAAAGCCAGAGGCATAAGAATAAGAGATGACGAAACACCATTACAGCCCGGAGAATTTAGAGACGTAGACGCACCCGGCGGAGCTTTAAAAGATGCACTGATGCCGCTACCTTATAAGGAACCAAGCGCTACTTTATTTCAATTAATGGGTTTTTGTGTTGAAGCCGGACAACGCTTTGCCGCTGTGACCGACATGCAAGTGGGTGAGGGCAATGAACAGGCGGCTGTTGGTACCACTTTGGCACTTCTTGAACAGGGGACCAAGGTCATGTCCGCGGTCCACAAACGATTGCACTATGCCCAAAAAACAGAATTTAGAATATTAGCCAGAGTGTTCTCAGAGTTCCTTCCACCAGAATACCCTTATCAGGTTGTTGGTGGAGACCAGATGATCAAGCAACAAGACTTTGATGGTCGTATTGATGTTATTCCGGTCTCTGATCCA